CCCTCGATGACGTGGTTGATCACGTCGTCCTGCGCGCCCGCGTACTCGTCGAAGCTCTTCCGCGAGAACAGCTTGGGCAGGGTGAGGCTCTGCTCGAGGAAGGCCGCGCCCAGGGCTGCGATCTTCTCGGGCTTCTCGATGATGTGGACCATTCGGTCTCTCCTTGAAGTAGATGTGATGAAGCGCGCGCGTCAGTTGCACGACGCGGCGAGGGTCAGTAGCGGCGCTTGCGCTCCGCCCGGGCGATGGCCTGGGCGTCGAAGCTCTCGGGGGACTGGCCGTCCAGTCCGCCCGCCAGCGTCGCGGGGTCGATCTCTTCCTCCTGAGCGGAGGTCTTGACGAGGGCGGCGAGCGTCTTGGCGTCCGCGCGCAGCTCGTCCTCGGTTGCGCCGGCCAGGCGCGACACCAGACCATCGGGGAGCTGGAACTCGCGGGCGATGTCCGTGCGGACACGCGCCATGCGCTCCTCCTCGAGGACTCGCTCGGTCTCGGCGAGCTTGTCTGCGAGCTCCTTGGTTGCCGCCTCGAACTCCTCGGCGGACTTGGCGCTCGTCAGGGCCTCCTGGGCCTCGCGGAGCTGGGTGCGGTACTTGGCGCTCTCGCGGCGGGTGCGCTCGAGCTCCTTGCTCAGCCATGCGGAGTCCTTGCCCTCGTCCGGGTCCTCCTCGGTGGAGGTCTCCTCGGTCGACTCCTCGCTGGCGGGCGACTCGTCGGTGGGCTTGGTCTCCTCGGCGGGGCCCGCGTTCGCGGCCTCCTCGGTGGAGGGCTGGGTCTCGGTGGTCGTGGTGTTGGTCATGCTGCTGACGCCTCCTGGGCTGTCTCTTCGCCGCGACTCCGGGTCGCGCGCTTGCGTGCTGCGAGGAACCGACGCCAGCCGTTGAGCATGGCGTTGTCGTAGTTCTTCGTCTGGGCATAGAAGGACGACTTCTTGTACTCGTCCCACAGGGCCTCGGCCTCCACTGCGGAGGCATGGGCCGGGTCGGCTCGCCAGTCCTGAACGGTGAAGGCGGGCACGATGGTGCAGTTGCAGTTGGGGTGGTACTCGACGCCGGCCTCGAGGTTGGCGCCGGCATTCTGCGCGCTCTTGTACACCGGCCCGCGCGAGGCGAGCATGGCGCAGAACGCGCAGGGATCCGCTCCCGTGATGCGGAGCCAGGCCTGAACGGCCCGGTCCAGCTCGACCGCCTGCTCGACGGCGCGACGAGCGCCGTCCTTCGCCGCATAGGCGACGGTGGCTGCAACCTGAGCGGCTGCGATCGAGCTGATGGCCGCGCGCTCCTGGTCGACCTCCCGCGCCTGGCGGGCTGGGTCGATCTCCTGGAGCTTGCGGTCCCGGTAGCTCGGGCCGACGGTGACCAGGATCTCTTCGGTCCTGTCGTCGGCCTCGTCGTCCCCGCTCGGGTCCTCGGCCAGCACGTCGCTGGCGTCGGAGTCGATGGGGATGTCGAGGTTCTCGCCGTCGTTGGTCCAGTCGTACTCGCGATCCTCCTGGGCATCGCGGTGCTGCTGGGCCTCCTCGGACAGGTCGTCGGGGACGACCGCCTCGGCGAGGTTGCGGAACTCGGCCCTCAGCTCGTCGAGCGTGACGCTCGTGCGAACCGGCTCGCCCGGCCTGGGTACCGTGCGCCCCGTGTGGAGCGCTCGGACCAGGCGGAAGTAGGCGAGGGCCAGCTCCCTGCTGATCGCCCGCTGGTTGAAGATCAGCTCCATCGTCTGATCGAGCCAGGCTTCAACCTGAGCGGGCGTGGGGTCGTTGCGGAGCCAGAGCAGGATCGCCTGCTCGATCGTGGTCGCGCCGAGATGGGCGAGAGCGACCTGCATGGCGATCGTGGCCCGACTGGCCTCAGCCGCCCGGGTCGCCTCGCTCATCTCGTCAGCTCACGCTCTTCCTCGGGCGCCCGGACGCTGGCCGCGGTGCGCCGTGGCCGGTCCCGCAGGACGGCCCGGCTCAGGGTCAGCTCGGGGTTGTCCTCGTCGCGGATCCGCTGCCAGTAGTCGAGCTCGGTCTGGGTCACGTTCGGCATCCGCGGCCAGAGGCCGCGCCTCGGGATGTCGAGCATCTCGGCCGCCTTGCCCAGGCCGTCGACGACGGCACCGATGGACACGCGGTCCATGTCGCGCCAGATGACCTCGCCCGTGTAGTCGCCCGCGCCGGCCTCGTCACCCATGAGCTCAGCGCACAGGCGGAAGACGCGGCCCCAGGCCGCGCCGAAGACCGTGCGGAACTCCTCGACCCGTCGGGCGAGCGCCGTCTCCGCGGCCGTCAGGGCCTCGGCGGAGAGGTTGGCGATCTTGCCCAGCAGGTAGTGGGGCGGCGTCTGCGACAGCGCAGCGAACTGGGAGAAGCCCTCCTGCACCGCGTCGATGTAGCCGTTGAGCGGGGTGTGGTCCAGCGTGCCGAACTCGACCTCGGGGTTCTCGGCGAACATCATGCGCGTGGCGTTGATGTTGATCTTCTTCGGGACCGGCTTGCCGTCCTTGATGACCGGCTCGCCGTTGGCGTCCGTCTCGATCGGCGGGGCCATGCCGGTGACGTAGCGGACCTTGAACGATCCGTAGGTCTGGGCGATCAGCTGGTCGAAGACCGTCTGGTTCACGCGGTCCTGCAGACCGATGAGCGGCTCGACGACGCCGACCGTGCGACCCTCCAGGTCGACGGCCGCGGCGAAGCGGGTGACCGGGTTGGAGGTGAAGCCGTGCTTCTTGCCCGGCTTGAGCTTGATGCCGTCGGCGGTGATCGCGACCGGGAACATGTGGGTGTCGGTCCAGAGCCGGCCGCGCCCGTCCATCTCGCCCTGTCGGGGGATGTCGATGGTGTAGACCGCGAACGGGTCCTCATCGTTGGCCGGGTCGAGGAAGATCGCCGAGGTGCGCAGCGGGCTCAGGCCCTTGATCGAGGGCCGGCCGTCCCGGCCCTTCTCGACCAGCACGAAGCTGTGGCCGTAGCCCAGCGCCGCGCGGTAGACCGCCATCTGGCGGGCCGGCATGCGCGACTCGCGCCACCACTGGATCTCAGGAGCCTCGTCGTCGCCGACGGCGGAGCGGCGGTAGCTCTCCAGGTACAGCATCTGGGTGGCCGTCGACAGCGCCAGCCCGCACAGCGGGGTGATGGCGCGCTTCTCGATGTCCCGGAACTCCTGGGTTGCGTTGTCCGGCGCGTAGGGCGCGTCGTGCTCGCCGCGGATGTAGCGGTCGATCTTCTGCAGGCGCTTCTCGTCCTGGTCGAGGATCGCTACCAGGCGGTCGAGGAGCTTCTGGGGGGCAACCATTCAGGCTCCCTTCTCGGCGCGCGTTGGTTGCACACCGCTACATGAACCAGACGTGTCCGGTTCGCTTCTTCTCGGAGCCGCGCTGGCGGAGGTCGGTGAGACACTCGAACGCCAGGAGGAGCGCGGCATAGGCATCGATCTTGAGCGGCGAGTCTTCGGACTCCTTGCCGAAGCTGACGCCGTAGTTGCTGGCCCGGCGCCGCACGTTCAGGACGTGCTGGCGCAGCTCGGGATTGCCGTCGTGGTACAGCGCGCTGGTGCGGCCCTCGCCGACGTCATGCGCACCCAGGGCGATCGTGTCCCACAGGCGCTCGTTGGCCATGACGGCCTGCCGCTTCTTGCCGCGCATGTCCCAGGCGATGGGCTGGTGGGGCGAGGCCTTGACGCGCAGGTCTTCACCGTGGTCGAGCTCCCACTTGGCGATGTTGCTCTCCCAGAGAGCGACGTCGGCGTAGAAGCCGGCGACCTTGTAGAGCTTGAACGCCTGCCGGACCTCCTGGTCCACCTCGTAGCGGGGGACTGACCAGCCCTCGGTCTCCTCGCTCTCCTGCCACTTCACGTCCCGGCGGCCCTTGCGCGGGCCCTCGGGTCGCTGCCACAGGCCGAGCAGGAACGCGACGTTGTCGCGCAGGCGGATGGCCACCAGCGCGGTGGCGTCATCCGTCTTGCCGCCGTCGAAGCCGAGGACGATCTCGTCCCCGATCTCGAGCTCGGCCTTGATGCCGAGCGGGTCCCACATCTTGGCGTCGTACAGCGCGTCCTCGTCGGCGACGATCTGGTTGAAGTAGAACCGTCGTGACGTGGAGATGGGGTTGGTGGGGTCGAGGATCTCGTCGAGCAGGTTGGCGATCTTGATCCACTTCGCGTCACCCCGGACCATGTCCAGGATGATCGGCAGCGTGGTCGGCTCCATCGGAGCGTGCGCCGGAGCCTCGAGCGAGTCGTAGAGCGTCTTGGTCTTGACGGCCTTGCCCGCCGCGGCCATGTCGGCCGCGCGGCGCATCTGCTCGGCGACCGACTCCTCACCAGGCTGGAAGGCGTTGGTCAGGGCCAGGAAGCGCCCGTCGACCTTCGCCGCGTTGCGTCGGATCACGCGGTACATGCCGACGCCCTGGTTGCTGGTGTACCAGAGGTGGGTCTCGTTGAGCAGCGTGAAGCTGACCCGGAAGCCCTCCAGGGCCTTCGGGTTCGAGGTGACCGCCTTGAGGCGGGCGCGCCCGTTGCGCGCGTGGATGACTTCCTTGCCGACCTCCATGCGGTAGGTCGCCTTCAGCTCCTCGGTGATGAGCATCGGGAGCATCGTCATCATGGTCTCGGTGTGCTCCTGGCCGGTCGCGGCC